TTGGTTTTAGACACACCAAGTGGAAAGATTGTGCAGGAATTTCTTAAACAAAACGCATCCTTAGGTGTTTCATCTAGAGGTATGGGTTCATTGAAAGCGAGTAAAGGTGTTCAAGAAGTACAAGATGATTTCCATCTCGCAACTCCTGCCGACATAGTAGCAGACCCATCTGCAAAGGAAGCATTTGTGAACGGTATCATGGAAGGTAGGGAATGGATTTGGGACAACGGTATTGTCCGAGAGGTCGATATTGCTAAGTACCACCAAGCAATTTCTGGGTCGAATAGAAGCGAACTAGAAACAACACAACTCAACGCTTTTTCAAATTTTATACAAAAATTGTAAGTTGAAAGAAGAAAAAGTATAAATATAAGAAGTAATAATTACAAAAGTCTTTTAACACGAGGAGATAAAAAAATGGTTGGAGAAAATATGCGAGGAACCTTAGAGGATGAAGCCATCGAAGAATCAAAAGACGTAAAGGTTAAAGCTGACCATAGTGGTGGTGAAGACGTTCCGGCTGCTGGTGTTGCTGAACCCGAAAAGAAGAAAGCTGAAGATCCTGAAGCTGATGACAAAGAGAAAAAGGGCGCTGAAAAGGCCGCCAAGTCAGTAACTAAGGTTGATATGAAGGTAGAAGATAAAGAACCTGCCGCTAAACTTCCTAAAACAAAAGCTGGTATGATTAATGCTATGCTAGATTCGGTTAAAGGTATGAAAAAGGCTGAATTAGAAGCTGTTTTCCCCGGCCTTATGAAGAATTTTGTTCAAGAAGATGATGAAGAAGGTGAGGAGGAAGAGGAAGAAACCAAACCATCTGAACTCAAGAGCAAAGAATCCGATAATTCTGATGACGATGATATGGAAACAACCGAATCAAAAGGTAGAGTAAAGAAAGAAGCGAAGAAGATTACTAAAGAAGATGTCGACCTTAAAGATGACGTTGAAGCCCTATTCAAAGGTGATGAAAACCTTTCTGATGAATTTAAAGACAAGGCAACCCTAATCTTTGAAACTGCGGTGGTTACGAAAGTTAATAAGAAACTTGACGAAATCACTCAGGAAAATGAAAAAGAATTAGAAGAAATCACAAGTACAATAACAGCCGAAACTACATCAAAGATGGAAGCTAAAGTTGATGAATATCTTGAATATGTAGTCGAAGAATGGATGACCGAGAATCAACTTGCTATTGAGTCGGGTATCCGTAACGAACTTACTGAGGAGTTTATTTCAGGTCTTAAGACGTTGTTTGAAGACCATTTCATTGACATTCCAGAAGATAAAGTAGATGTTGTCGAGGAATTAGGAAATAAAGTCGAAGAACTTGAAGCAAATCTTAACCATGAAATTGACACAAACATTAAATTAAGAAAATCTAATGACGATTATGCAAAATCTGATATTATTGCTGATGTTTGTGACGGTTTAGTAGATACCGAAGTTGAAAAGATTACAGAACTAGCTGAAGGTATTGACTTCGAGAACGAAGAAGACTATAAGCAGAAGTTAGAAACCGTTAAAGAGAACTACTTTCCGTCAGAGACAGGAGAAGATGGAAAAGTCGTAATTGATAATGATATTGATGGAAATCCTGTAGATGACGAAGTATTAATAGCAGACCCAACGATGGCCAGATACTCAGATGCCATTTCTAGAACTGTAAAACATTAATTTTATAAATAACTATTAGTAAACACAAAGGAGAACTAAAATGTATCTTAATGAAGACTTACAAAAGAAGTGGCAGCCAGTTCTTGAACATGAGGACCTTCCAAAAATTGATGATCCTCATAAGCGAGCCGTTGTTGCAACACTTCTCGAAAACCAGCAAAGAGATGCACAAGATCAGGCCGGAGGCTCCGGCACATACGCTGGACCACAGTCACTGTTAGAAGCAGCCCCCGTAAATGCGATGGGTTCATCTTCTTCAACGGCTGGTGATGGTTCAGTTGATATTTTTGACCCCGTCCTTATCTCACTGATAAGGCGAGCTGCTCCCAATCTTATCGCTTTCGATATTATGGGTGTGCAGCCTATGACTGGTCCGACTGGACTTATCTTTGCAATGCGCTCACGTTACACAAGCCAGACTGGCGCAGAAGCCCTGTTCAACGAAGCAAATACTACATTCTCTGCTTCCGCTGCAGGTAATACGGTCTCAGTAGACCAATTCGCAAACGCTCAGGTGGGTTCAACCCCAGCTGGTGCAACTGCTTCTAGCTATACCGCTGCTCAGGCAATGACGACAGCAGCTGCCGAAGCTCTCGGTGACGCAACAACTAATGCGTTCCAAGAGATGGCCTTCTCAATTGAGAAGATTGCTGTTACTGCTCGCTCAAGAGCCCTCAAAGCAGAGTACACGATGGAACTTGCTCAGGATCTTAAAGCCGTTCACGGACTGGATGCTGAAACAGAACTTGCTAACATTCTTTCAACTGAAATCCTTGCAGAAATTAACCGAGAAATGGTTCGTAAGATCAACATTTCTGCGACAATCGGTGCTCAGGAGAATGTGACTACAGCAGGCACTTTTGACCTTGATACTGATGCCAACGGTCGTTGGTCAGTTGAAAAGTTCAAGGGACTTATGTTCCAGCTTGAGAGAGAAGCTAACCAAATTGCTAAGGCGACTCGTAGGGGTAAGGGTAATATCTTGATTTGTTCTTCTGATGTTGCATCTGCTCTACAGATGGCAGGTGTCCTAGATACCTCTCCTGCTCTGTCGAATAGCCTAAATGTTGATGACACTGGTAATACCTTTGCTGGTGTTCTTAATGGACGATATAAGGTCTACATTGATCCTTATTTCGCAGCCACATCTGGTGTCCATTATGCAACAGTTGGTTATAAGGGCACAAGCCCATTTGATGCTGGCCTGTTCTATGCACCGTATGTCCCATTACAGATGGTAAGGGCAATCGGTGAGAATACCTTCCAGCCGAAGATTGGCTTTAAAACTCGATATGGTCTTGTAGCTAACCCATTCGCAACAACTGCTGCTGATGGTGTGGTTGCTTTCGCTGCTGGTAATAAAAACAAGTATTACAGAAGGTTCTCAATTGCTAACCTAATGTAATCAAGCGAATAGACCAAGATTTAAGAGGGAGAAGAAATTCTCCCTCTTTTTTTGTACTCAAAGGTTATAAATAAGGTCCATGGAGAAGGATAGACAATGGTAGAAGTACAACCAGACACCACAAATTTCTTATCACCCGTTGGCTTTCGTTTTGTATTAAAACGAGCCCCAAATTTATCATATTTTTGTAAGGGGGCAGTTATGCCTGGGTTTACATTAGGAGAAATCCCCATCGAAACTCCTTTTGTACAAATACCAGAACCAAGCGATAAATTAGTTTTTGAACCCCTTTCTCTCAGATTTGGTGTTGATGAGGATTTGAGTAATTATAAAGAGATTTATGATTGGATGATTGGCCTTGGTTTTCCTGAAGACTTCGCTCAATCAAAACATAGAGATATACATGCTAAAAAATTTGGTAATATGTCAGATATTGTTTCTGATGGAACTCTCACTATCTTGACAAGTGGTATGAACCCAAATGTGCAATTTACATTTAAGGATATGTTTCCTGTTGCACTATCCACGCTACCCTTCAGTCACGACCAAGCAGACATTGAATATATGGAATGTGATGTAACATTTACTTACCGTAACTTTGTATTGAACCCTGTACTATAACTTAATCTTGACAAATGCTCTATATTGTGTTATACTTAAAAACTATAATACAATTAGACGAGTTTTACGATGAAATTGGAAGAAATACAAGAGCTCTGGTCAAAGGATTGTCGCATAGACCAGTATAGTCTAGAGGCCGAATCTCTTAAAACCCCCCAATTACACAACAAATACCTGAAACTCTACTCTCAGGAGAGGGTGAGATACCATAAGTTGTGCTCGGACAGAAAGCAACTGGTCAGGTTCAAGACAGAATACTATCTAGGTGACCTGAATAATCCAGAGGATTTGAAACAATATAACATCGAACCGTGGCTCAAAAAGGTGCTCAAAACTGATGTTGGCACCTACGTTTACGGGGATAAGGATGTTATCCAAATCAACCTTAAAATTGCACTATTGGAAGAAAAAATATCGTATGTTGAGAGCATCCTGAAGTCTATCAATGGAAGGAATTGGGAGATTCGCAATGCGATAGAGTTTCTTAAGTTCACCAATCCGTAATGGATACACTAACCGTCACGAAGGTTGACGACGTACATATACAGATAGACTGTGAGAAAGGTATTGCAAAGGAACTACATGACTATTTTAAGTTTAAGGTACCCAATGCACGATTTACCCCCTCATATAGAAGTAGGATGTGGGATGGGTTTATCCGCCTTTTCAACTACAACAACCATACCATGTATTATGGCTTGTTACCGAAACTGGACAAATTTGCGAGAGACAGACATTATGACGTAATCTATGACAAGACAATAGAACCAGCGGAAGAACTGTCCCGTAAGGAAGCAAAGGAGTTTATCAACACCCTAAACATGGACATGGTTCCGAGAGACTATCAGATTAGTGCATTTGTCTATGCCATCAGAAACCGTAGGAGTTTGATACTGTCACCTACCGCCTCTGGAAAATCTCTAATCATCTACATGATACTCAAATATCTCAATCTGAAATCACTGGTGATTGTGCCGACGACCAACCTGGTCTACCAGATGGCATCGGATTTTGAGAACTACTCTAAAGGAACCGTCAATGAAAACCACATACACAGGGTCATAGCGGGTCAGGATAAGAGCTCTGATAAGCAGATTGTGATTTCCACATGGCAGTCCATCTACAAACAACCCAAGAAGTATTTTGCACAATACGATGTGGTTATCGGGGATGAGTGTCACCTATTCAAGGCTAAGTCGTTGACCTCTATCATGACCAAACTGGTCAACTGTAAGCACAAGCATGGGTTCACGGGGACGTTAGATGATACTGAGATAAATAAGCTGGTGTTGGAGGGGCTGTTTGGGCCGACCAAGAAGGTGGCAACCACGAAGGAACTCATAGATGGTGACCACCTCTCCAAGTTTAGGATAAAAAGCATACTGTTGCACTATCCTGAGGACGTTAAGAAGGCAGTAAGGACGAAACATAATAAATACCCAGACGAGATGAAGTTCATATGTGGGTATGGAAAGCGCAATAAGTTTATATATAACCTAGTGGAGTCATTAGAAGGCAACACATTACTACTATATCAATTTGTGGAGAAGCATGGTGAAATTTTATACAACCAACTCAAGGACAATATCAAAGACAGGAAGGTCTTTTTTATACACGGTAACGTAGATGTACAACAGAGAGAGAATATACGGGCGATCATGGAAACAGAGCGGGACGCCGTTGTTGTCGCTTCTTTTGGTACCTTTTCTTTGGGCACTAATATGCTCAATCTACACAATATTATTTTTGGCAGTCCTTATAAGTCACGCATACGAAATCTGCAAAGCATTGGTAGGGTTCTGCGGAAGGGTGACAACAAAAATCGGGCAACACTTTACGATATAGCAGACAATTTCTCTACCAATACGTATACGAATCATACGTTGAACCACTATAAGAAACGCATACTATTATACAACGAGGAGCAGTTTCCTTACAAAATATACAAGGTACAACTCAAATGACAGAAGACATAGCACCCACAGATTTATATCCCGATGAGGGTATCAGATATTTGAAATTGGTCAATGGTGAACAGATTATCGCTCATCTGGTTGATATGGATGAAGATTCATGTTCCTTTTTCATCAAATACCCTATAGAAATCATCTTCCTAAAAAGTGCTGCAGGGTGTGCTTCCCACTTCAGTAAATGGATCATATTCTCAGACAAGGTCCTGTTTGAAATTCCAGCCTGTTCGATAGTAACAATGACAAAGGTTGATGACAAAACCAAAGGATATTATAAGGATTCTCTAAGTTCATTTTATGACGAGGAGTCGGAAGGTTTTCTATCTCAAGAGGTTGAAGAAACAGAAGGTAAAGACGAACTGACGGAAGCCTATCAACGCAGGTTTCTAAATTTCGTTACTCCGTCAGCAAACACAAAATGGAATTAATACTTGATTTAACATAGGTTTTGTGTTATAATACAACATTGAAATAAGAATAGGGTGAAGTAATGGCAAATAAAAAGAAGCCGGAACATTATATTGATAATGATGAATTTTTGGCAGCAATGGTAGACTTTAAGAAGGCTGTTGCGGAAGCAGAAAAGACAGGTACAGAAAGGCCTATGGTCTCAAATTATATCGGTGAGTGCTTTCTAAAACTGGCAACCCACAGGGCTCAACAGAGAAATTTCAGGGATTATACGTTCATTGGTGGTATGATAATGGATGGTGTAGAAAACTGCCTGAGGTATATAGATAACTTTGACCCCAACATCAGTGGCAACCCCTTCTCATACTTTACCCAGATCATATACTATTCCTTCCTCAGACGAATCGCAAAAGAGAAGAAAAGCTTATACATAAAACTGAAGGCTACAGAGAGAGCCAACATTTTTGCGGGGACCTCAGATTTTAACCCACATGATGTGACTACATATAATGCTAGTGATATAGTATTGAATGAGTGGGCACAGAGGTTTGTTGAAGACTTTGAAACGAATGTCCGTAAGAAGAAGTTGGAACAAAAGAGAAAAGCGAAGAAGAAGGTGAAGTGATGATTACAGAAATTCAGGCCAAGTATGGCCCATCTCTGCCCAGGAAGGGTAAGAACGGTGACTACTTTGTTACCAGTCAGGACGACCTCGTATATGCTTGGGATAAACAATGGATTCAAGTTAGGGATCTCCAAGTCTGTGACATATACGAACACTATCCCAAAAAGGGTCAGTGTGTGCTGTCAGTAGAACAATAAGCACCGATGAAAATTGCACTAATAGCTGACTCCCACTTTGGAGCCAGAAACGATTCGCAGATATTTTTGAACTACTTTCAAAAATTCTATGACGAAATCTTTTTCCCGTACCTAAAAGACAACGGCATCACAACGATGGTCCATTTCGGTGACGTTGTTGACCGACGGAAGTTTATCAATTTCGTTAGTCTCAACGAGATGAAGTCCATGTTCTTTGATAGGGCACTCAAGGAAGAAATTGACACCCACATACTCATCGGCAACCATGACTGCTACTATAAGACAACCAACGTAATCAACTCCATCAACGAGTTGGTGGGAGACTACGACAACATAACCATCTACTCAGAACCAAAGGAGATGATATTTCAAGGTCCCGCAGGGAACGATACCCATGTGTTGATGATACCTTGGATCAACCCCACCAATTATGCCAAAACGATGAGGATGGTGAAGAAGTCCAAATCTCCAATTGTGTTCGGGCACTTGGAAATCAGAGGCATTGAGATGTACAATGGTGTCATAAACGAGGTCGGGGTTGAGGGTAAGGTCTTCAGTGACTTTGAATTTGTAGCCTCTGGGCATTTCCACCACAAATCCTCACTCAACAATATACACTATCTGGGCAACCCATACCCCATGACTTGGAACGATTACAACGACCCCAGAGGGTTTCACATTTTTGATACCTCTGACAAGTCTATGGAGTTTGTCAGAAACCCATACACCATTTTCAACAAGCTGTGGTATAACGATGAGGACGTAAAGAGTGTCAAGGAGCTACTGAATTTCGATTCAGATAAGTTCAAGGACCTGTATATCAAGGTGATTGTGACCAAGAAGACCAACCCCTACTGGTTCGACCTGTATCTTGACAAGCTATACAACTCGGAAATCGAGAATATCCAAATCGTTGACGACCATTTCAACGTAGATGAGGAAAATGAAGATGACATTACTGATGAACTGGACGACACTATTACTATACTGACCAAGTACATAGATGACATGGACTTGAATATCAACAAGAAAAAACTTGACAATCTTATGAGAAGCCTTTATAATGAAGCTATTAACATAAGTGATACATGATACATTTCCAAGTAATCCGTTTCAAAAATTTCCTGTCCACAGGGAACGCTTTCACAGAGATACATCTTGACAAGCATAACACCACATTGATTGTCGGTGAGAATGGGGCTGGAAAGTCCACCATATTGGATGCCCTAACGTTTGGGTTGTTCGGCAAGCCCTTCAGGAAAGTCAACAAACCACAACTGGTCAACTCGGTCAATCAGAAGGGCACCATGGTCGAGATAGAATTTAGAGTCGGCAAGAAGCAATACATGGTCAAACGGGGCATCAAACCTGCTGTCTTTGAAATTTACGAAAACAGTAAATTATTGAACCAACCCTCTACGACAAAGGACTACCAGAGCATCCTGGAGAGGATGATACTGAAGTTGAACTACAAATCCTTTACGCAAATCGTAATCTTGGGGGTGTCGTCCTTCATACCCTTCATGCAACTCCCTGCTGCCCACAGGAGAGATGTGATTGAAGATTTGTTGGACATTCAAATCTTTACCAGTATGAACGTCCTACTCAAGGAGAAAGTTCAGGAAAATAAGGGGCAGATAAATTACAACACGGTGGAAAGGAAACTGTGTGATGAGAAGGTAGCCCTACAGGAAGATTACATAACTCTCCACAAGGAGAATACCAAAAAACGTGTTGACAAGTATAAGAAGGAAATCAAGAGCCTTGACCGTAAGATAATCACCCACGGAAAGGCCGTTGACAAACTGGGGTCGAATAAGTCAAACATGATGGACACCATCAAAGATGGTACATCTGTCAGCAAGAGGTTAAGGAAATTCCAGAAGTTTGAGCACCAAATCAAAA